AGTGAACATGGTTATGTTAGATAGTGACTTAATGATTGAGAAAGGTAGGCCTTATTCTTATACCTTTAATGAAGATGAGTGGGTAAGAAATATTCAAAAGTATATTGATATGACTTACAAAGCACACTATGGAAACGGACAGTATCAGGCAACTGATATGATAATTGATGCGGGACATGGTGAAGGTTTTTGTATTGGAAATATTATGAAATATGCCATGCGTTATGGAAAGAAGGATGGTAAAAAGAAATCTGAACTATTAAAAATTATACACTACGCTATCATTGCTTTAGATCTAAACGAGAAACATAATGATTGAAGATAAAATAGGTCCAAAAGAATATCTAGGAATTAAAATTGATTATGATAAAGATTCCAAACTGAACGATTTTAGTTTAAATAGTCTAAAGGATAGATATTTTTGGGAAAATGAAACACACGCACAAGAAGCATTTGCAAGGGCTTCTGTGTTTGCAGCAACTTTTAAAGGAGTTACAGATTATGCGCTTGCTCAAAGACTTTATAACTACAGTTCCGATTGTTGGTTCATGTTTAGCACTCCTATACTTAGTAACGGGGGCACAAGTCGTGGGCTACCTATTAGCTGCTACCTTAATTACGTGCCTGATAGCCGTGTCGGTCTTTCTTCTCATTATGATGAGAATATTTGGCTGGCAAGTTCAGGTGGAGGCATCGGTGGATATTGGGGAGATGTTAGGAGTAATGGGATACCTACTGCTCACGGCAGTCGTTCTACTGGTTCTGTCCCTTTCATGCACGTAGTAGATTCTCAGATGCTAGCCTTCAACCAAGGTACAACCAGACGGGGAAGCTATGCAGCTTACATGGATGTTAGTCATCCAGAGATTGAAGAATTTATTAACATGAGAAAAGAAACAGGAGGAGATATAAACAGGAAGTGTTTAAATCTACACAATGGTATAACATTAAACAATGAATTCTTACAAGCAGTTCAAGAAGATTCAGAATGGAGATTAGTTGATCCTAAAACCAATGAGGCTGTTAAGATTATACGGGCCAGAGATTTGTGGTGGCAGATAGTATATACAAGGGCAGAGACAGGAGAGCCTTATATAGTTAATTTAGATACTTGTAATGAAGCTCTGCCTAAAAGCCAAAAGGATTTGGGCCTGGAAATAAAACAAAGTAATCTTTGCTCTGAAATTACTTTACCCACTAATGATGAACGAACTGCTGTTTGTTGTTTATCAAGTGTCAACCTTGAATACTTTGATGAGTGGTCAAAGGAACCAGAGTTCATTGATGATTTGATAACGATGCTGGATAATATCTTACAGCATTTTATTGAGAATGCTATAGATACTATACAACTCGGAGAATATAATGCGAATTACAAAAGGTTTAAAAACTATATTAAAGAAGGTCAAGAAGGATTTACCAAGGCTTCGTACTCAGCTTATAGAGAAAGGTCAATTGGTTTGGGAGCAATGGGATTTCATGCCTATTTGCAACGTAACAATATGTCCTTTGAAAGTATATACGCTGCGGGATTTAACCACAAATGTTTTAAATACATTAAAGATCAATCACAAAAAGCTTCCAGAAGATTGGCAGAGGAGCGTGGGGAAGCTCCTGATATCAACAATACAGGTTATAGGAATTCTCACTTACTGGCTGTGGCTCCTAACGCTAGCTCTAGTATCATATGTGATGGGACTTCTCCTTCTATTGAGCCATTTAGGGCGAATATATATACGCACAAGACCCTCACAGGCAATTACCAAGTTAAAAACAGATTTCTGGAACGTCTTTTCAAAGAAAAAGGATTTTCAGGATTGGAAATAAAAGAATTGTGGGCAGATATCTTAGCCCATAATGGATCTGTACAACACCTTGATAGTTTGACTAAGGAGGAAAAAGAAATATTTAAAACAGCCACAGAAATAAATCAGATATGGATTATTGAACACGCCTTGAAGCGTCAGGAGTTTATATGTCAGAGTCAGAGTGTAAACTTATTCTTTGTACTTCCAAAGGCTACTGAACCACAGGAAGTTCACGATGAGTATATGCAATATGTTAATGATGTTCACTGGTATGGAGCTAATAAATTAAAGTCTTTATATTACTTTAGAACTGAAGCAGCCAGAGGTACAGAGAATGTGACTTTAAAGATACCTCGTATTAAACTAGACGACATGGAATGTCTGTCTTGTGAAGGATGATCCAATGAAAATAGTAGAGATAAAATGGGGGGATGCTTGGGTTGATACAGATGATTTTACTTTGGTCGATGCCAGAAAGCTGGAGCCAGTTATAAGAACTACCATTGGCTTCTTAGTTTCAGAGAATGATAAAGCTGTTGTACTATGCACAGATATATATGAGAAAGATAAGAAAACAATTAACACACCAATGGTCATACCAACAGATATGATTGTAGACTATTGGGTTTATGAGGTAATAGAAGAATGAGTTTATTAAATACAAGAGACTACTACAAACCATTCGATCATCCTTGGATGTTTGATTACTATGTACTACAGAATCAAATGCACTGGATGCCCGAATCAGTTCCATTACATACGGACATCAAAGACTGGCAGGACTTATCAGATACTGAACGAAACTTACTGGTTCAGATCTTCAGGTTATTTACCCAATCAGATGTAGATGTAGGTGCTGGATATATTGATAAGTATATGAGAGTCTTTAGAAAGCCAGAGGCTAGGATGATGATGAGTTCTTTTGCAAACATGGAATCTATCCATCAACACGCCTATAGTTTACTATTAGATACAGTTGGTATGCCAGAAGTAGAGTACAAGGCTTTCTCTGAGTATGAAGAGATGTCAGATAAACATGATTATATTAAATACTTTAGGCCTACTCTAAAAGATAAGAGAAGTATTGCTCTAACTTTAGCGGTCTACTCAGCCTTTACAGAGGGACTACAGTTATTCAGTAGCTTTGCAATACTTTTAAACTTCCCCAGATTTGGAAGGATGAAAGGCATGGGACAGATCGTAACGTATTCTATACGTGATGAGTCTCTTCATGTGGAAGCCATGACACAACTGTTTAAAGAGTTTATCCAAGAGAACATAGATATCTGGACAGATGATTTCAAAAAAGAAATATACCAGATTTGCAGGGAGATGGTTCGACTTGAAGATAAGTTCTTGGATTTAGTATTTGCAATGGGAGACATACAGGGATTATCCAAGAAGGATATGTATGCCTATAATAGATATATAGCTGATAGAAGATTACTACAGCTAGGATTAAAGACTAACTACAAACAAAAAGAAAATCCATTGGGTTGGTTGGATGAAGTTATGGGAATAGAACATCAGAACTTCTTTGAAGGCAGGGCTACGGCTTATATGAAAGCTGGATTGCGAGGAGACTCTGGTAAGTTGGTATTTAGAGAGATTGAATAATATGAATAAGAAAAAAACTGAAGCAACTCTTGTGGGTTATAGAGTTTTATTTGATAAGAAGGGTAATCTTATAACTGAACGAACTTCTACAGATTTGAAATATCTGAAAAGTACATTAAGTCGTAGAGATTATAATTTAATTAGGACAATTATACATGAAGCTACTGTGAGATTAAATGATATACATAATCAAATTGAAGTAGCTTTAGATGCAAGGAAATAAAAAATATGAAGATCTTTAAATTTTTATTATTTTATTTATTATTAATTAGTATTGATAGTTACTCAGCTGAACCTAATAATATAAATAAGGAGCGAATATGTTTAGCTAAGAATATTTATTTTGAAGCAGGGAATCAACCTTTAGCTGGACGCTTGGCTGTAGCCCATGTTACTTTAAATAGGGTAATAGACCAACAGTTTCCTAATTCAATTTGTGAAGTAGTTTACCAAGCAAACTGGCATAAGAACTGGAAAGGGGATATGGTCCCAACATTAAGACAATGCCAATTCAGTTGGTTTTGTGATGGTAAATCTGATGAACCTACAGATTCTAAAACATGGATTGAGTCTTTAGAGGTTGCGTCTAAGTTATTATTAATAAGACCTCTTGATATTACAGAAGGAGCCTTATGGTATCATGCTGACTATAGTAATCCTTACTGGTCTAACCATTTAAAAAGAACTGTAACAATAGAAAATCATTTATTTTATAAATAGATTAAAGATATGGATTTCGATCTTCAATACCCCACCAGATATCTGGCTGACATACCCATTTCTCTTTCATTATACGGACATTAACATATCCTTTCGGGCAATTCCAAGGCTGTGAATGAATACCTTTCCACTCTTCTTTTATTACAAAACTTGAGCAAGAAAGTTGCATTAAAGATATTAAAGCTATAAAATATTTTTTCATCGTACTCTAGGCTGTATTCCTTCTTGTATCCATCGTTCTTGACATATCCAGTGATTAGGAAATCTAGGATCACCTACTTTCAATGTTCCTTGTGGACATGGATAGTCTTCACTATGATACTGCGCCCATTCAGGAATAGGTAGTCCATCATGGGCACAGGAAGGCTGTATTAAAACTATTAAGAATAAAATAGATCTAAGCAATTTCATTTCATATATTAGGCTAAAAGTTCAATCCTTTTAGGTTTTTTCTCCTCTGGAATAATCCTGTCTAACACTACAGATAACAACCCGTTCTTTAACCTAGCTTCCCTGACTTCTATATCATCAGCCAGATTAAAACTTCTGCGGAACGATCTGTGGGCGATTCCACGATGCAATGTTCCATCAGCTTCTTCATCTGTTTTATCATAAGAGATTGTTAATACCCTATCTTCCAAGACCACTTCAATATCCTCTTCAGTCAATCCCGCAAGAGCCATTTCAATAGTATATATATCTTCATCTTTTAAAACATTATAAGGAGGATAAGATAGTGTCTTATCTCTTGACATCGCTCCTGCGAAATCATCGAATAGCCTATCAAATCCTAGAAAAGATGTTGAAAATATAGGGTGTTTTAAGTCCAGTAAAAATTTATTAGTTATCATAATATACTCCTTTTTAAAAGCAAGTTGTAAAGGTCACTTAGAATGACCCTAAAATATACCCCTTAGAGTGCTTGTAAGCCCCTCTAAGAAGCGTTTAAAGCTAAGTCCTAGTCCTACCCCTCTTACCGCTTGGTCGCAGCTTAGAGAGCGTCTGGGCTAGGTTAGCTTGTTTCTTTGTTTTAAATGAAGACTTGTTTCCTTTCTTTAAAACCTTCTTAGCATAAGCAGATGTAGACATTCCTGCCTTTTTAGCCTTTGCTGAGAAAGCTCCCTTTCCTTTACTGGTAGCACTTTGTATCCATTTATCAGACATTATTTTTTATCCTTACAACAGTTTCCTTTGCCATTAGCCCTCCCGTTCTTTTTATACCACAGCAGCCACTTCCTGACTGCCCATGCAGTTGATACCCACACAGCAGTCACCACAATAAATACCACCCACAATGAAAGGGCATGGTCTATGACTGTATTAAACCAGTTGTAAAGCTCTTGTATCATTAGCTGGATACTCCTTTCATTTTTTCAAACGTCCTAAGCCCTCCCAGACCAAGCATTCCCATAAGAATTGTGGAAAGCTGGCTGAAGTCAAACTCAGGTAGCTCCTGCTCTATGCCAGCCAGTGCAAAACTGAACTGTAATAACGGAGCGATTATAAAGTGGTAGCTTAAAGCTACTGCACAAACCCATCCAACACACGGCCTCCATCCAGAAACAAAGACACTCTTATGCGCTGCCTCTGCTTTATTAACTTCTAACTGAGCAAGGTTTGCACTATGTATCGCAGTCTCTAATTCATGTTGCAGCTTTACTTTTAAATCTTTATCAACTACAAACTTATCCAGAATCTTTGCAACTGGATTTATTAGTTTGTCAAACATCGTCATCTGTCTCTATTATTAGTTTATTCTGTAATGTATGTTCTACTTCCTCTATAACCCACATAGGAATATCTTGTAGAGGCATACTAGCAAGTGTCTCGTTATTTACTTGATCTAGGTATACCCCAATCAATTCTTCATAGACATTTCTAAAGTCTGAACGAGTTACCCAAGGTTTATCCTGTTTGGATCGTTCTTTACAATCTAGTTTATAAGCCCGATCTAAATCTTCTTCAGTGTAAAGTAACATTAATAACTCCAAAGTATAGGATGAGGCTTAGTAAGATCTGTATCTAAATGGATAAACCTTTCTTTTATTTTTCCTTTTTGGGAAACTCCTATTCTTGGGATGCCTTCTATCAATGCAAACTTTATAAGTCTATACGCCTTCTCACCATATACCAGAATATCCATAGCCTTTCCAGTCGTGTGTGCGCCCGGAACAGTCTTAACAGCCTCTACAGGATGATAAGGAGATCTATAAGCACTACTGATATGGAATGGAAAACTACACTCTTCCCGTATGGTTTCAATAGACTCCATAAAATCATCATCCATATCACAATCGCCTGTATGTTTACATTTAAGCTCGTCTGTTGTGAAGTATTTATAAGGCATAGTTTTCTCTAGCTAATAAGCCTCCTTGAGCTTTTTTAGTTTTAGGTTTTGTCTTATCTGAAGCGAATATATCAGCTACGTCATCTCCATAATTCAAATTAACATATCTGCCAAGAGCACTTTTTGTTGCTAAAGATGGGCCGAATTCGTCAATGTTTTCGTCAAATATCATAAGCATCAAATCGTCAATAGTATCAAAGCCAAGCCAATCATCTTTCTTTAAGGCATTCATAAGTCTTCTTCCTT